CTCAAACTGTAGCAACAGCACATAGACGATTTGCTGTGATTAGTGATGGTAATTTTGCAGATAGTAAGGTCTTGTACGATTTTCGTACAGAAGCTCTTTCTGAGTTGAAAAGAACCTACGCAGAAGATCACGATGCACAGATCTTTAGTGCGTTAACAGCAACCAGTGGTACTTTTGGTCAGCTCAAGGCGGTTGCTGCTGGTTCTACTTACAATAACTCTGATGGTGAAGCTTCTCTTGCATCTGATGGTAAGATTGCTTTAGAAGATATTTCCAAACTAAAGCGTATCGCGATGCTAGGTGGTACTGGTACTTGGAAAATGCGACCTATCAAAGTGGAAGGTAAGGATTACTATGTATTATTAGTACATCCTGAAGTCTCTTATGACTTATTTCAGCTTTCTGGTTTTCAGCAGATACAGCGTGAAGCAAATGTACGCGGTGATGATAACCCGTTATTTGCTGGAGCATTGGGAATGTATGATGGAGTTGTAATCCACGAGCATGAAGGAATTACTACTGCTGATGACATGGGTTCTGGTAATGATGTAAAAGGCGCAAGAAACCTATTTTTAGGTGCAGGTGCTGCTCTTTGTGCTGGAATTGGTGAAATGAACTGGGTTGAAAAAACCTTTGACTATGGCAACAAGCTAGGTATTGCTGCTGGTCAAATATACGGAGTAGATAGAGCTGTGTATAACAGTAAAGACTACGGATGTATTCAGTACTTAACATCAAGGACTGATCTGTAATCAGTAACTAACTAAGGGGCGGGCATTTTCGCTCGCCCCGCCTTAGAGAGATTATGACTTTAACAAAAATAAGAACCGAAATAAGAAATATTACTGGCGTAGAAGATACCAGTGTGGTTTCAGATAATGTGTTAACAGATCTAATTAATAAAGGTCAAACTATTTTAGCCGATGAAGCCAATTTGTTTTATGGGTATGCTGAAATGAGTAGTAATCCAGGGACTGGAGAATATCAGATATTAAATGGTAATGGCGTTACAGTCGCTACATGGAGAAGAGTAGAAAATGCAGCAGCAGAAAGTAGTACAAATCTTGAAAATATGATTCGAATTTATCGTATTGATTTTGGTGGTGATCAAATGACTCGCATTGGTATGGATCAAATACACAATATCAGCAGCAATGTTGGGGATGTTCAAATGCCTTCTGCACATGGCTATTATATCAATGATGTCAGTATAGGTATTTTCCCTATTCCGCAGGTGGTAAAAACAATCAAGGTGTATTACTATCATTTACCTAAAGATTTAGAAAGCAGTAATGATGTTCCTATGATAGATACTCGCTATCACGAATGTTTAGTGTATTATGGCGCATGGAAAACAGCAGAAAGACTGAGAGATATGAATATGATTTCCTACTTTAAAAATGAGTGGTTAGAGTGGAAAGAGAAAGTAGTAATGGATCGTCAGCGTAGAGCAGGAGAACCCAAGTTCAGTATTAATTACAAGGACTTTTAATGCCAAAATTAATGATTAGGAATTTCTCAGGTGGTTTAGTCACAAACCAATCTGAGTTTGACATATCTGAAACTCAATATACTGCTTTTGAAAATGTAATGAATAAAATGCCAGGTCGTTTAGAGAAATTTCTAAATGATACTGTCTCCAGTTCAAACATTACATCGTTAACTGATGTTCAAACGGAATTTGTTTTGTATCGAACAGAAAAAGATGGATCGAATGCAGATACATCTACTCTATGGTGGGTTATAGGAAATGGCACAGTACTGAAGAGACAGGATACATCTACTGGCACTGGAGGTTCATTTTCAGATATTACTACAGGTTGGTCTAGCTCACCTATTTATGATTTTTTAATTCATAATCAGATTTTAAGAATATCAGATGGGTCATTTACAAATAGTCCAAAATGGTATGGTCATATTAAAAGAGACATTTTTGGGAAAAATATTTTATTGGGTGATACCGCAAGTGAGGACAGCACTCAAGTGCCAAGATTTAAACCTGTGCATAATAGAATGACGATCAATAATTGGTATGCAGTGAATACAAAGCTGGAAGCTCCAACGATTGTTAAAATGAATATGGCGCATGATGGTCAAATTACTCTAGCAGATTGTAGTTACAATAATAGTACTTCTATTTCTACGGAAAACGATACACTGGCTTTATCTCCTGGCATGGCAGTATCAGGTACAGGTATTCCAAGTGGTGCGTTTATTGTTAATGTTGTCAATGATCAGAGTTTTACAATTAATACTGCCACAACTGGCGGGTCATTAGATGAAAAAACATTAAAGTTTACTACTTTAAACAATGATTCTGATGTGGGATTATTTGTGTATGAGCCTAGACATAAATATGATAGTGATGATTTAGAAAATGATGAACACAATGCTTGGGTGAACGCATTAGATAATGAAACTTTTGACCCAGCAGATAGATGGGCAGTGACTTATCTTTATGATTATGTGCAAGAATCTTCTTTGTCTTTAAACCGAGATGGAGAAATAGGTATCACTGGTTTTGAAGTAGAAAAAGGATCTGATGAAGAGTCTGATAGCACTGCCACCACAGGGGAGGCATTAACAGAAACTGAAGGTGATATTACCGTTTCAGATGGTTCGTTATTTTCAGCATACTCATACATAAAAATTAATCAGGAAATTATGTTTATTACTGCTATTTCCAGTAATACATTATATGTCAGGCGCGGTCAATTAAACTCACAAGCGAAAGAACACGCAACTGGACAATCTATTTTTTACCGAAGTTCTCCGCAGAAGGGGAGAGCAATCAATTTAGTTTTAAATAATATTTCAGCATCTGGTTATCATAATCCTAGAATTACTGGGTTAAATATTTATTGGCAGCCAAAAGATGATGTAGACTGGTATTTAGTGGAAACAGTAGATATGAATAAAGGGTATTCAGAAAGTATTTTAGGTAATGTACCCAATACTTTTGTTCCTGGTTCAAGCAACTTACTTCCATTTTTTGCTTCTAATAATTACAATAGTTATGCTTTAAAAAATTATGGGTATTGGCTTCCATGTCCAAATGCTGTAGCAGCAGATGATGTTACAAAATCATCTGATGGTAGCGGAACACAGTTTAGTGCTGGAAGCAGTAGTTGGACTGGAGAAAATAATGATTTTTCAAATTCAGGTTCAGGTGGAGTAGAAATTGCAATTTTATCTCGAAAAGAAAGTGGTGATAGTACCGATTTAAGTACACAATTTAATCGTATAGGTGCATACTATACGCGCTTTACTTCTATCAGTAATACAAATTCCAAAATTAATTTTAGGAAAAACAATAATATAAATCGTGTTCAAGCCAAACACACTTCTACCTCTGCTAATGTTTCTAAGCAAAATCGGATTACCACACACTTTCCTTTACAAGACAAAGTCACTACATGGTATATTCCTTATGATGGTTTAAAATTAGCTACATATAATTCGTTAACAGGTAGAGCTGCAAAAACCAAATTAGTAGAATTGAAATGGAACACATCGGCTGTTGTAAATAATAGGGCATACTATGCTGATGTTGACACAGTAGATGAAAATGATCAGACTGCTAGAGAAAAAAATCAGGTTTATTTTACTGATCACTATAAGTTAGATGAGGTGCTTCCTGGTAAATATTTTGATGTAGGAAGAAATGATGGCGATAATATTACTCGCCTTTATGCTTATCGTAATAAGTTATTTGTTTTTAAGCCTAATCATACTTATGTGTACAATCAAAGACATCAATTAGAGAGGGTCTTTCAAGGTGTTGGTGCAGTGCATAAGCACGCAGTCACTGAATCTCCACTTGGTTTAGTGTGTGCTAGTGAAGCAGGTGTGTTTAGTGTAACTCCGACACAATCCAGAGAATTGACATTTAATATTCGATACACTTATCAAGCGTTAACCTTTGATCAGACCGCAGTCGGCTACAACGCTAAAGATAGTGAACTATATGTCATGTATGATGCAGACGATTCTTCTATTTATGTAATGAACCTTGATAATGGTAGTTGGGTTAAACGATCTATTGATGCTACCAATATTCTCACTAGAAGTAATTATGTTTATTCCTCTGATTTAAGAGCGCAATATTTCAATGTGACTTCAGGTGATTCTAATGTAAAAACGGTAGGTACTGGATCTCAAAACACTGATAGTTTTACAGTGACTACTAAGCGATTTGATTTTGGTGCGCCAGAGCTACAAAAAAGATTTAGAAAAATAAATATAACCTATCAATCCGCATCCGCGTTAACGGTGGAAATCTACGCAGGTGAGTCAGGTACAGGTTCATCTGTAACCGAAACTTTAACTTTTCCCCTTAAGTCTAGCATTGTCAATGTTAGTAAGGCTATGCGTGCGGTTGGAAAAACCTTAGTTTTAAAAATTACATCAGCTTCAAGAGAGTTAAAACTAGACTCAATAGATATTGAATATGATGTGTTAGGCAGTAATCCATAATGGCAGATGTAACAGAAGATTTATTAATTACAGAGCTAGAGTCCAAGCAAGACTCTTTATTACCCTTGAAACACGGATTATATTCTAACTCTGAAGGTAATGAAGGGGATATGTGTATATGTATTAATAACGGTAAAAAAATATTTGGAATTAAGCTACAGGGAGAATGGAATTTTACAGAACTATCCTTAGATCCTGAAGCGGTTAACAAGTCTATTATTAATGAAGAAGTGAATACCAATTTTATTGCGTTACTGAATCGTTACTCAGCTAATATTACACAGATTATCAACAGTCAAATTCCAAGAACTTTTAATTTTCCATTTTACGCTAGATCTTATACTTATACAAGCAGTGGTGTTTCTACAGATAATTATATTACTGATGCAATTATCGTTCCTGGCAGCATAGATACTGCTTTACTAGATAGATTAATTGATGGTTCAGTAACAGGTACTTTAGGTTCGGCAGAAAGTCTTAGAGGTACTGTACCATATAAGTGCGTATTGAAAACTGTAGTTATTACTGCTACGCATATTGCTCATAGTACAGATGATCGTAGTTCTACCACTATTGGATTAACAGGAAATGCCTATGATACCTCTTTATCTTCTTTAGGCACTCTTTTTCAAAGTTTAACAGCTACCGTTGCAGGTAGTTTTACACGATATATTAATGAAGATTTTTCAAATATTGTTATTCCTAAGCATGGGCATTTTGATATGATTCTTGCAGTGACTAATCCTACACATCGTAAAGTAGCATCACTTAATGGAATTATGGTATTTGAAGAAGTATTATGAAACTTAATAAAAATAGAAGGTTATATAACAGTATAGAGGTAATCTAATGAGATATTCAAAAAAAGCAATAAGAAATGTGCTTAGGCAAACAACTAGAGTAGATATTATTGACAATATAACAGGGCAGGTAGTTGCGAGTTATCCTACTACTGGCGGTAGCTCAAGAGAGGCAGGTGTTGGAATTGCCAATAGAAATGCAGATGCAGAACTAGCTAGGTTAAATGCTGCTGCTGAAGCTGAAGTGACTCCAGAAGGTATTACAAAAACTGAGGCAGGTAACTACGCCTCTGAAATGACAGGTCAGAATTACTCCACACTAGACGAAGCCATTAGAGCGGAGGAAGAGTTTGGTCGCAGAGAAAGATTAGATGAAGATGTTGCTAAGTTTGAAGATCGGATTACAGAAGCAGGAAGGTTACGAGAAGAACTTGCAGAAAATGTATCTGCTAGAAGGCAAGGACAACTTCTAAGTCAACTTCAAAGATCTATTTTAGGCACTGGTGGAGATCAAGCGCAAATCGAAGCATTAACTCCTCAAGTTCAGGAGCAGTCCAATAGAGCTTTACAGGATTTAATCGCAGGTAGTCAGGCACAAACTCAAAGAGATTTAGCGCAATTTGTTCCTACAGAAATTGGAGCAAACTACAATCAAGATAGACTTTCAGATGCGATGAGTCAATTTTTAATGAATGAAGAAACACAACGCGCTCAGATACAGGCTGGTTTAGATAGTGAACCTGAGTGGTGGGAGACTATATTGGGACAAGGTGCAGGATCAGCAGGTCAAGCACTTGGTCAGGCAGGTGTTAATTTACTTACAAGTTTTATAAGTGGGGGATTATAGGATGACTTTCAAGTTTAAAGTAAAGAAAAGACCAAGCATGGGTCAAGCTGTTGCTAGAGCGTTTACAGTAGGAGCAGTGCAAGGTGGAGCTACCGCTTTGCAAAATGCTATGAAAGAGAGGGAAGAAAGGAAAAATAATAGTACAAAGGAATTAAACTCATTCAATAGTGTTATTTCTGGTTTACCTTCTACTCCAGAAAATCTATCAAAGATCATACCAATTAAAGCAGACATTGCTACAGGTAAAATTACTGCAAGTACTGGTTTAGATATTTTAGGTTATGATTTAGACTATCAAACAGAAAAGCAAAAACAAGCTGAGATAAAAGCTAGATCGGAAGCACTAGACCCAATGATTGAATCTGCTGAAAGAGGTGCGATGGCAGCAAGAAAAGATATTGGTTTAGGTACTCAGCCAACTAAAATGGACAAAGATGTAAGGACTAGAGAGGCTGAAAAACGTTTAGGTTTACGAGGTGAGGCTACTCCACCATCTACTATAGAACAACAACAATTAAAAAACCTACAAAGATCATTGATAGAACAAGCCAACATTGTAGGAATGACATTCGATCAGTATTTAGCTAGTAATGTAAATAATGTAGATGTCAAATTATATAAAAAAATGACAGATAATCAGCCTGTCACAGATAGTCAGCCTGTCGCAGATGATGGAATGAAATTAACGACTACACTTCCCACAAGAAGTAGGTCTATAATTCAACCTCAATTTAATACAACTCAAGCTGAATCAACTTCTCAACCTACTTCAAACATGCAACAATTTGAAGGTATGAGAGGTGTTAATCCAAGTACAGGTGAAGTAGTTATATTTCGAGATGGTAGATGGCAACTAACAAATTAGGTTTACCCCCATTACCAGAGGGTTTTGTTTTAGAGGAAACTCTTATGCCACCATTACCACCTGGCTTTGAGTTAGAATCTCCTAAACTAGAAACCGTAAAAGTTGATGATCTTTTTAAAGGTAAAAAAGATGATGAGTCATTTAAAACTGTTATTTATAATGCTGTAAAAAGACAAGAAAATAGTATTGCTAAAAACAATCCTTACGGAGTAAACCTTCCCCGAAAACAGGAAAATATCCAGCGAATAAAAAAAATAGGTGGTAAGGTAATGAAAGGAAGCGATACCTTACTAGAATTTAATGACTTGCAAAGTGGTTTATCTGAAGGGGAAAGAATCATTGATAACATATTGGCAGTTTCTAATAACGATCCAGCAAAATTTTACTCTAACTATTCAGGATTGCCAGAAAATAGTCCTGAAGTAAGATCTTTTGTTCAAATAGTTAGTTCTGAATTAAATAAAAAACCTAAAATTGATGATAGTCAACCCTCATTACGAGCTGCTCCAGAACCAAAAGTAGGGAAAAAATTTAAAAACTTTATTCGTAATATTTTTGAGGATAAGACCGAAACCAATGTAAAAGGTCAAATGATATATCAGATTAGTAAGGATACTGGTAGATCACTACGAGATGTAGAAAAGAATTATGATTTATTAATTAGAGATCCGAAGATCACTGGTATTCAACCCGATCCAAGCACTATAGAGTCTATTGAAACTGCATTTTCTGCTGCAATACCCATTGCAGCTTTATCCAATCCTTTAACTCTATCTTTAAGTAATAGTGTATTATCAACATCATTAGGTGTAGCATCTTTTATGGCTTTAGATGAAGCAGAAAACGCTATCATTTCTGCTGTAACAGATGAGGAATATGAATTAGGTGGTGGTAAGAATATTTCTGATCTACTTCCAGAGGATGCTACAAGAACATCTAAAGAGTTTGTTGAAATATTAGATTTAATCGGAAAGGGTATGATTATTGGTGGTGTTCGTAATCGTACTAAAGGAGCATTTGGTAGACTTTCTGAGCAGGTAACTAAAAAATACATAGATGAATACAATTTACCTAAAGACATTTATATGGATGCAGGCAAGGTTAGATCTGTGTTAAGAGGCGGTAGGAAAGACAGGTTTAGTCCTGAAGAAAAAGACTTACTCTTAGATCTAAACTTATCTGGATCACAGTATAGAAAAGCACTAAGCGATGGTGTAACAATAAGAGTACCCGCAGAAAAAGTAACTAAGTTAGTAGATAGGGCATGGTGGGGAAAGGTGAAAGAAACTTTTGGTAAACCAAAGTCATCAGAAGTGGTTATTCGAGAAAGAGCAGGAGAGTTAACAGAAGCACCAAGAGGTTTACTCACTGAAGGTAGACCTATAACACAGCCGAAAGTAGAGCCTCCTAAAGCAGAAAAACCAAAACTTACTCAAAGAGAGTCACAAGAATTATTAGATTTAAAAGCAAATCTCAATACTACCTTTGAAAGACTTGCAGATCCCAATAGAACCAATGCTCAGTTATTACAAGATCAGCGTTCAGCACAACGCATGATTAAACTGATACAGGACAAAGAACCAGAATTTCAAGCTCCTGAACTTCCATTTGAATCTGATATAAAAGATGTGGATGCTAGTAGTTTAAGGCAAGCAAATATTGAAGCATCAGAAAGAGTACAGCATTTCAGTGATACGAAAGCAGCAAAAGAAAGAGTAGAAGATGTAGAGAGGGTTAGTAGAGCAGAGATCACTCAATTTTTACGAAATGCTTTCGATGTTACCATTCGAGGTAAGGCTACATATAAAATGAAAGGTGTAGCTGGGTTTTTTAGTCCAGTTACAAAAACAGTTCGGTCAGCAATAACCGATGATATTTATGTCTTATCACATGAAGTAGCACACTTTATTGATAATAAGATTTGGGGTAATCAGCCAAAACAAAGACCGCATTTTAGACCCTGGCAAAATGAACTAGGTAAACTGGACTATGACCTTACTAAACAAAGAACCAGTGAGGGTTTTGCAGAGTTTATTAGGCATTTTGTAAGTACAGGAAAAGCAAAAGAACTAGCTCCAAATTTTTATGATTATTTTGTAGGAGATTTTGCTAAAGCTCATCCAAAGATTTATGAAGATATATTAAAATTAAGAGACTTAATGACTCGATATAATAAACAGGGATCTGTTGAAAGAGTGAAGTCTCAAATAAATTTTGATGGTAAACCGCCTAAGATACCAATTAAAGAGAGAATAAGCGATGGAGTCACTGCTTTTCGGCAGTTATTTCTTGATGATGTAGCTTTATTAGAATCTATTTTTAAAAAAGAAAATATTAGCGATTTAGCTCCAAGCAAAGATCCAATACAGTTAACAAGGATGTTTAAAGGGAAAGCAAAGTCAAAAGCAGAAAATGCTATTTTGTATAACACTACTGATTATGTAGGTAATATTACAGGAGATGGTTTAGTCACAGTTTTAAAGCCAATAGCAAAAAATAAAACTGAAATAGAAAACTTTTTATCTTACGCGTATGCTAGGAGAGCATTATCCAGACCTGATATAGATGCAGGTATTGAGTTAACAGATGCTCAGTTTGTCTTTGATAAGTTTGATAGCAAGAAGTTTCGTAAAGCAAGTGATGGGTTAAGTGATTGGTCTGATCGTATTTTAGATTATATGGTTGACTCAGGAGGATTAAGTGTTGAAGCTAAAGTAAAAATTAAAGAACTAAACCCTATCTATTTACCTTTATATCGTTTTTTTGCTGACAGAACTGTGCCTAAAATGAAAGGTAAGTCTGTTTCTGGTGGTAAACCAGTAAAGGGTTTAAAAGGTAGTGGTAGACAAATCTTAAATCCGATCGAAAGTATGATTAGATATGTAGAGAATATTTATAATGCTGCTGATAAAACTAGAATTGCAATTGCATTAAGAGATTTATCAGATCAAAATATATTACCTGGAGGTTATATTGAAAAAGTACCACCACCAACCAATGTAAAAACAATGCAATTAAAGACCGTTGTGGATGTGTTAGAAAAAAATGGTTTAGGAGTTTTTAATAGAACAGGTGAAAGCAAGTCAGAATCAGATTTACTAACACTTTTTACAGTAGGTAAGCAGTATTATGGTAAAGAAAATATTATTCCTATCTATGAGGGGGAACAGGTTTCTTTTTATGAGGTTGAGCCTAAATTATATAGTATGTTAAAAGGTTTAGAGACAGAATATTTACCTCCAACTTTAGATTTACTTTTTGGTAAGTCAACCAGAATGTTGAAGTTAGGAGCAACAGGGTTAAATGTTGCATTTTCATGGATTAAAAACCCAATACGGGATCTTTCCACATACTTAATCAATTCTAAGCAAAAATTTCCTAACCCAGCAGCTCCAACCATTTCATTGTTAGCAGATTTAGGGATTGGATCAAAGCAAAGTAAAGAGGCTGCAAGGCTTTTTAAAGCACAAGGTGGCGGAGGCACTACTTTAATGGGTAGAGATAAACTCACCAATTATAAAAAACGAGTTTCCCAAGTATTAAATACCGCTCAAGGTGGGGTTAGGGGCAATATTAAAAACATTACTCTTCAACCAGTGAATACTATTCGGAGAATATTAGAGGTTACAGAAAGCGCGCCTAGAATAGCCGAATATGAAAAGAAATTAAAAGACTATGAAAAAGTTTATGGAAAGGGGTCTGCTGATGCGCGAACTAGAGCATTTAATGATGCTTCAGATGTTACTGTTAATTTTAGTCGTATGGGTGAAAAAATTGGATTTATTAATCAAATGACTGCTTTTTTTAATGCTCAACTTCAAGGTGGAGATAAGATTTATCGTGAAGCAAAAAACAACCCTATGAGCTTAATTGTAAGAGGTTTAAGTGTTATTACATTTCCTACTATTTATTTCTGGTATCAAAATAAAGATAAAGAGTGGTTTCAAAAACTGCCATCTGATTGGAAGTATAGTCATATATATGTTGACACTGCTGATTTTAGTGATAAAGAAGATATTGTTTCACTCCCTTTACCGCACGAACTCGGCACATTGTTTGGTGGGATAACAATGGCATATTTAGATGAAGAGTATGAAAAAAATCCGCAAGCTACTGATGAAATTGTTTCTCAATTTTTAAAACAAGCAGTCCCTACACCTGTACCAACTATTATTGAGCCTTTTAAGCAAGCATGGGCAAATGAAAAGTGGTATGGTGCGCCTATAGAAACTCGTTCTATGCAGCGTAAAGAAATTCCCGATCGTTATACCGACTATACTCTACCTATTGCTAAAGAATTAAGTCGCTTTATGTATGACCATAAGCCAACAAAGAAGTTTACTGGTATGTTAGGAATACATGATTACCTGTCTCCAGTAATGATTGAAAATTTTGTGAACTCCAGTACAGGAGGTTTAGTTCAAACAATTAATGATGTTGCTACTTTAGGAGAGAAAGAAATAGAATCTAAAGCCGATATTCCAGCAGTAGGTAAGTTATTTTTAAGAAAAGAGCTTTATGAAAATAGACCTACACTTGATTTTGATAGATTCAGGCTTTTACAGCAAAAAAAGGTCAGTAAAACCATTACACCAGAACAACAAATTGAACTGCGTAGACTGGAAGCTGAGTACAAACAATATATAAGAAATAAAAAACGCAAAGAATTACAAAAGGAAATGGAACAAAACACACCCTAACTCGTTAATATTATTGAACTAACAGCTCGGTCATGCTTACCATAGGCTTAGAGCGTTGCAAACATTAAATAGCGAGGGAAATATGGGTACATTCCGTGATTTTTCAGTACAGAAGGCAGTCACTCCAGGCGCATCTGTTGTCAACATTACCAATAACAATACTACAAACGATGAAAGTCGTGCTGTATATATTGGTGCTTCTGGGAGTTATGACTTTTATGTGAACGGAGCTTGGGTAGCATTTGCGGGATTAAATGCAGGCTCAATTCTGCCGATCAGAGCAACAGGCGCAAGACATACTTCAGGTTCATCCGCACCTGATGCAAACGACATCAACTTTATATACTAATGTTAGGATTAGGTATAGCTTTATTTAAAGCGTACAACCAAGTATTAGAAACCCTATTTGATACTTGGAACTCTATTAGTGAAACATGGGAAAACATAGACTCAAACTGGGAAGATTTAGGATAATATTATGGCAAGTTTAAAAGGTTCAACGGTAGCGAGTAGTTATAAATCGCTTTTAAAGTTAAATGGCAATACAGATACACTAGTAGCTGGTACTGGTAGTAATGCAATTCAAATTGTTCATTCAGATGATAGCACAGGAGTTACTTCTCCATTATTTTTAAATACAGATAGGCTTGGAATAGGTGGTCAGCCTTCAGTTGCTTTGGAGGTAAAGGGAGATGGGGATAGAATAGTTGTATCAAGTGCTGACTATAATTTAGTAAAAATAGGAGCATTTGGAGACTCTGGTGGAGCATTAGATGTGGGTTTTATAAATCTACTTGAAGATGGAACTGAACGTATAAAACTCCTTGCTGATGGTGATTCATTTTTTACTAATAATCTTGGTATTGGAGGAACGCCTTCTTCCCAGCTTCATATTACTCAAAGTGGTACAGATACAGCAGATGGTATAAGATTAACAAGGGATGGTGGAGAAAGTTTCAATCTAATGGTTGGCACTATCGGGCAAACCGCAGGTGGATTTTCAATATTTGATATAACTGATAATGCAGTAAGGTTATCCATAGATACTTCTGGGAATATTAACATACCTCAAAAATTAGAAATAGGTGGTGATGTCGTTGTATCAGAGTATATTAAACATGAAGGTGATACTGATACGAATATTCGATTTCAAACCGACCATATTGATTTAACCACAGCTAATACTCTTGCATTACGAGTGGACAATAATCAGAAAATTGGTATCGGAGTAAGCTCTCCATCAGAGTTTGTTGATATTGAAAAAAGTGACAATACTCATCGAGCATTGCAATTTACAAATACAAATGATGGATCAGGAGCATCTGGAGGATTTAAAGCGACTTCTAATGCTGGAACTTTATTTATGAGAACCTTTGCTACGGAGTTTACGACAAGTGGTAAAAACGTAGCTGGTTCATCTCAATTATTAAGTACAGCAACAGGTGGACTTGTTTTAGCGACTACTAATGGTACTGCTGATATGTCATTTTGGACAAATAGCACCCAAAGATTAACGATTGATGGGGCAACAGGATCGGTTGGTATTGGAACTGATGATCCTTCATTCGCTGATGTTGGTGGGGATAATTTGGTTATAGTAGATAGTGCTAATGCTGGTATAACGTTGAGAAGTTCTACAGGAGGAAATAGTAGTATATATTTTGCAAAAGGTGATACAGGAACTGATACATATAAAGGGATTATTCAATATTCTAACTCTGATAATGAGTTTAGAGTCTGGACAAATCACCAAGTAAAATTAAAAATTAACTCAACAGGTGATATATTACCAGCAGTAGATAATGCTCAAGATTTAGGATCAAGTTCTTTAAGATTTGATGATATTTTTGCAGAAAGTGGAACAGTTAATTCTTCTGATGAAAGATTAAAAGATAACATTGCAGATTCATCTCTTGGGCTTGAATTTATAAATGCCTTACGCCCTGTTGAATACAAGTTTAAAGATTATACTTATGATATTGAAAAAGAGAAAGCAGTAGAAGCTGAAGAAGCTGTATATGAAACAGTAGTTGTTAAAGAAGCTGTTGAGGCTAAAGAAGCTGTGATGGGTACAAGGCAAAAAACAGTATCTAAAGAAGTTGAAAAAACAAAAACTGAAATTGTTGAGGAAGATGGTAACTACGTTCAGAAAGAAATATCTTATACTGAAACAGTAGAAGAACCTCAATATGAAGAAGTCAATTTATATGATGAAGATGGTAATAAAATACAAAGGTTAGTATCTGAAGCAATAGAAGCTGTTGAAGGTGTAGAAGCAAAAGATGCTGTTTATGAGGATGTTCTGCATAAGATACCTGTCATGGAAGAATATGAAGTAGAACCAGCAGTAGAGGCTGTTGAAGAAATTACAGAAGAAAGATTAGTATCTGAAGCGATAGAAGCAAAAGATGCTGTGATGGAAACTAAAGAAAAAACCTTTGCAAGAACACACTTTGGTTTAATTGCTCAAGAAGTCGAACAAGTCTTAAAAGATAGCAGTTTAACCAATAATGATTTTGCTGGGTTGATTTATGATGAAGATGCGGATAGATATGGCATTAGATACCATGAATTGATCTCACCATTAATTAAAGCAGTACAGGAGTTATCCGCAAAGGTAACTGAATTAGAAAACAAGTAAATAGGAGTTACAAGTGGCAAAAAAGAAAGAAGAGCCTAAAGTAAATATACTCGGCAAAGAGTACACACAAAAAGACATAGATGCTATGTCACCAGAAGTAAAAGCAATGCTGTCGCACAGGCAGGATTTACTCAATAAAATAGAAAGAGCAAATTTCAATTTAGTTCAGATGCAATTTGGATTAAAAGCCTTTGAAGATGGATTAAGAGAACAGGGTTTAGGTGAAGAACCAAATCAAGAAACTAAATAACGGAGATTTTATCGTACTTTATGAAAATATCAATACTTCTTATGATATTCCTGTGGTTTATAAGTTGCACAAATCAAGGATGGATAGTCGCAAACCTACCTCTCGATCAAGAGGAAAACACGAATACAGTATTCATCGAGATAATTGATTCAGATAGTGTTGTTCATTGGTATCACGGTAAAATCTTTGAGCAGTCAAACTACTGCTATAAACATGAAAGTTTTGAGGATATAAAAATACAATAATGGATTTTTTAGCTTTATATGGGGAAGCGGGGATGATAGGCGTTGTGGGAGCAATGTTTGTCTACTTAGTAGTATCTCTTTCTAATAAATCAGCTAAACAACAAGAAACATTAAAAGAATTAGAAGTTGAAAATAAAGGTCAATCCGAAACATTAGAAAATTTAGAATCTATTTGCCTCAAATTAATTGATAGATGGGGAAAATCTGATGAAAGAATGGATAGAAAATTTGATGATTTAAATAGGCATATCCGAGATTTGGACTCACAAATAAGTCGTGTGGAAGGTAGTTTAAGTCGTATCAATGGTAAACACTAATGGATAGTTTAAAAGTATCTTCTATATCATTCGCTAATTATGGCATATATCTCGCAGAAATTAACCTCATATTACAATGTGTAGTCGCAGTAATGAGTATTGTATATCTCACCTATAAAATCAAAAAAATTAAAAATGACTGAAGCAGAAAAGAAGAAGCTAAAACGATTTGGGTTAACCAAACTGAATAAACCAAAGCGTACCCCTAAACATCCAAAGAAAAAGGGGATTGTCGCTACACGAGTAAACGGTAAAGTAAAAGTGATCAGGTTTGGTGATCAGAATATGGGTCACAATTATAGCGCAGAAGCACGCAAGAGTTTTAAATCGCGCCATGCTAAAAACATTAAGAAGGGTAGGAGTTCTGCTGCATTTTGGGCAGACAAGTTTTTCTGGAGCAAAGGTGGATCAAAGAAAAGACCGCCTAAATCACAAAAGATAGTAAAAGGAATCAGAAGAAGATGAAAGTAAAAGCACCTAAAGGGTATCACTGGATGAAAAAAGGCAATACGTTAAAGTTAATGAAGCATAAAGGCGCATTTAAAAGACATAAAGGTG